CTAAAGAAGTTAGCTGATACCAATCTGACCCATCAAAAATAAGAGCAGGGTTTACGCCATCAACAAAACAAATCTTGTTACCATCACCGAAATTAAAATCCGCAAAACGAACACGATTAACGACCAAACTAGTGTCTTTAAGTTTTTGTGTGACACCTGTGTTATACTTAACCCAGCCACCCGCAGTGCTTCTAAAGAAGTTGTACTCTTGTGGGTCAACAACAATAACATCCCCTGCGGTAGCCCCTGTGGTCAGAGTTACTGTATCCCCGGAAACAGTGAAGTCAATCAACCTAGTTAGCTGAACACCATTTTGTGTTACTGTCGTATTGTTATCATTATTTAGAGAGGTAGTCCGGCTATTGTCGTCAGTGCCAGTGAAATCTGTCTGCCCATCTGTTGCGGTGAATGTGAAACTTTTCACTGCACGGGCTGCGATGATTATCGTTTCGTTTAAGTTATCATCTTTAAATATGGCGGTAGCAAGGACTTTACCTTGGCTGTCATCTGAGTCAACTTCAGGGTACAGGCTGTTGTAAGGCTGAAAACCTTCAATCCTGCGGTAGCCACCGAAAAGGCTTACTTCATAATTAACAAGTCGTGTAGCTGCCCCAGGACTGTTCTCACTGAGATCGAGATGGTTCTCAGTACTATTTAATCCGCCCCCGCAGATTACCTTATATGACTGAATCCTATCTGCCATCAGTAATTAGAGAACGATGTTCTCAACCCCGTGGATCGAGTAATCCGCGTGTCGCGGATGCTCTGATATTTATTAATCAAGATTCCCTGCATTTCTTTAATGCCTTGTAGGAATATAGACGAGGTCACGCCCGCCTGTTCAGGATTATCTCTGAACATATACATGTGATAAAGTGCGCCGTCAATAATCACAAAATCATAGGTGTCTGGAATTCGTGGTTGATCCGATGCTGCTTCCAGCAAAGTTGGCTGCACATAATATCTGAATTTAAGTGTGTAAGCTTTATCAGGACTCTGCGTAACACCATAGCCGTTACCGTGTCCTGGCCATACATAACGAGGCATACCTAAACCGGCAGCACCCGCGTCGTCATCGCGGTCTTGGTAATTCAAGTACCACTCATCACGCGATATTTCTCGAAGAGTGGTATGATTGACACTAAGGGAGTCGTCTTTCTGGATCTGAAAAGTGTTCCAATCCGCGACTTTAAAAGAAGAAGGCCAAGAATATTCTTCCTGGCCCACAGCGAGAACTTGAGTGTGTTCAGCAGCATTAAATGGCCACTTATACTCAGCTTGATTTATTTTGTTGATTGATGCTTGAATTGCATCTTTTGCAAGTTTCTGAATACCGCGCACAGTTGTGAACTCGGATTGTGGAATCTCAACCTCGTTAATTCTCCGTAAGAGACTATTTGTCAGATTGAAGAACGTGCTTGGCATTAGTCATCCTAGTTACTTACAATAAAGAGAGTGGCCCCATATGGAGCCACCCTCTGTTCTTTAGTGTTACGCGGTTGCGTTGAACTGTGCAACACCTGGGGCAGATGGTGCATTCACATCACAAAGTACGGCCCATACGCGGAACACGCCAGAAGTTACCGCGCCGCCAGAAAGGGTGGCGATAGTAACGTCGATTGTGTCAGCAGATGCACCTACTGTGATTGCTTGGAATGCGGCAGGGTTCTGGCTGTATACGCCAGCAGCAGAAGTGCCATCAAAACCATCTACGAATGCGTCAGGATTTACCGCAGTGCCGAGATCAACAGTGAATGTAGAACCGTCAGAAGCGGTTGTTACTTCGATACCAGCCGCCAAAATGACGGTTTCTGCTGGTACGTCAATTACTTCAAGCACATCAGTTGCAGCCAATGCCGTTCCCTTGCCCGCAAGAGCGGCAGCGAGGTCAAGGTTTGCCTGTACAACATATGGTACGTTAGTCGCACCGTGGCGTGAAAAGTGCTTGGCATCATTGATGCCGGTTGCAAGATCTACAGTTGCCATGATTCAAATCTCCTTATGCTACGTTGTAGTTTGCAGTGACGATTGCTTCAGGGCGAAGAATCTTTCTGCCGAACATCTGGAGACCACGGACGATGTCTGCGAACGAATCAGGGTCACGATATGACTCAGTCTTATCAAGCTGCTGGGCAGAAGCTACAGCAGACTGATGACCGGCAATCACAACACCGAAGTTAGAAGCAGAACCGGTGCCAGCAGAAGTGCCTGGGCCGGTGCCGAGTGATGGCAAGTTGTTTGACTTGTACACACGGAAACCACGGATCAAACCAGTTACCAAGCGACCATTGCGGAGGATGTCACCCGCGTCGTTGCCACCAGCAAAGTCATTGTTGATCAGCTTGGAGTTTTCGTCCTGAAGCTGTTCGTAGAACACTGGATCAGCAAGGAACCAACGATCTTCAGTATCAACATTGTTCTGGTCGAGGATACGAGCCATACGGTTTAGAATCTGCAACGGAGAAGTAGTATCCGCAGTGCTGCCTGTTGAGTCGATTGAGATCGAGTGACCAGCAGTACCAGATGATACAAAGTTACCGCGAGTCAGCTTGTTAGCTGCAAGCAATTCGTCCGCACCAGCGTTGCTGTCTGCTTTAGTACCAGGAACAGTTGTACGAGCAGAGAATGTGCCGTTTGAAACGTCGTAACCAGACATGTAACCCATGACATTACTGTCAAACTTATCACGAAGGCGATAAGCAGCACGGTCAGTGGCCAAGTCCATGAAATTAACGTGGCTGTGCTGTGCTTCGATATCGTCAACCTTGAACATGTAGTAGTTCGCCTGGTCAACGACGAGTTGGTAGTCAGTGTCGTCCAGATCTTGTGCTACCAACTGAGTGCCACGGGCATAGTCGTTGATAGTGATTTCTGGTTCTTTGATGATACGAACAGTATCACCCATATTTGCGATTTCGCCCATGTAATCAGTGTTAGTAACATCTTCGATTACAGAGGCTTTACGGAAGGCAAGTTGTACCTTCTGGGAATAAATTACGGGGCTAAAATTACCGTTAGGCAGGTTCCCGTAATTGCTAGCCTTTGGAAAAGCCATTTTCTCTCTCCTTTGTGAGTTGAAAAGCAAGGAACGCTATTGAGTTCTTGGTCATCTATACACAACGAGGAAGACAATTAAGGGCTGCCTCAAGTCCCAGGTATCCGCATAAGCGGGGCGGGGCAGAAACAGGTAACTTCTGTTCTTCAGCGATTGTTGTGATGGGGTAGTGTGAATTGGAGGTAGGTCACATAAAGCGACGGCTCTCATTTACACTGATTGTTATACCACATGTAAAGACCTATTACAAGTGTATTAATTCGTGGCTTGGCTAATATCATACTCGAAATTGCCATTACGCACGGCTTCCATGATTGCCTTTTCGTTTTTTTCATACTCAAGGGCACTCATTCTGGAAACTTGGCTCTCTTTAAATTTTACACCCGCTCCTGTGTTGGGAGCAGAAGAGCCTTGAACACCGACGGACTGAGCCGCGCTGCCTTTATTACCCGATCCACGACGCTTCTTAATACCCTTATCGGCCTTATATAAGTCGATAGCGCGGGAGGCGGCTCGTGCATCTGTGTTGTTTTTGTACAATGCATCCTGAACATATTGTGGCTGTTCTGTAACCCAATCGTGAAACTGCTTGCTTGCACGGATTGCGTCAAAGTCGGGGTGGGCTTGTCGGAGTTCTGCTTCCGCTTTCTCTCGCTTAACTTGGCGCTCGAAGTTACGAACTTCCTCAATCTTCTTTTCGCCAATTGCAAGTGCTTCTTGGACGCGCCGCTGTGCAATACTGTCAACAATGTTTGCTACATCTGGGTATTTTTTCGCCCAAGCTGCAACCTCTTCTTCCGTTTTAGGAAATTTAATTTGCTGACGTGTGGCCGAATCAAGTTGTTGCTGCATTTTCTGCATTTGAGCATCCCGCTCGGCAAGCTGCTGCTGCATGTGGCGGCGAAGGTCGCCATATCTCTTTTTAAAGGTAGACTCTTCAGGATCAGTTGGTTCTACCTCAGTCTGCATAACAGATTCATTGATTTCTTCTTCGTTTAAACGGTATTCACCTTGATATTTAGGCATATTTTCTCCATTGGGGGCCTCAAAAGTAGACTAGCAAAGCTAGTGGTTTTGCGGGTGTGCCCTTACCGCGCAATTTATTTGATAATCGCAACCTTGATCTTAGGCTTCATTGTTGGAAGATTATCTACAATTGTGTTTGAAGCTACCTCTACGACGTTTCCTTCGGGTGTTTCATATTCCTCTTGAAACTCCCCTTCCCCTTCTTCGGCGTAAAAGTCTTCATCCGAAACATCGGCGTTCTCAGACTCTTCGCTATCGGGTTCTTCTTCCTCGTAGTCTTCTTCATCATATTCGTCATCGAGCGTTTGGATCTGGCCTTCTATTTGCATTGCCATCAGACCCATCTTTGCTTCGTCCCTTAATGCCATAAATGTCTTTAGGCCGTGATAACGGACAACATCCGCAGGAACAACATATTCACCGTCACTCAATACCGCAGGAATATCGTCGCGTACATTTTCTTCATCACTACCCGCTGGGACGGGGTTACCTGAAATTGGGTCAAAGCCAACATGTCCTAACATCATGTCTGGGCTCATCATGCCACCACTACATTCATCACAGCCACAGTCGCCATCGCCCATCATATATCCCCCATAGCCCGCCTCGATTACATCGTCATCGTCAGCCATTGCTTTCTGAATTGCCTCACCCCGGGCACGTTCGTACTCAGACAAATTACCGTCGCCGTTAAGGTCGGCTTTCTTTTCATCAAGTTGAAACTGGTCATCTGCGGCGTCTCTACCGGCATCAGAGCGAATTCCCTTACGGGCTTCTGATACACCACCAAGACGAAATTCTTGTGCTTCCATCTCATCGCCAAGGTCGTCGGTACGGTCTTGTGCATAACGCTCCGCGTCTTCTACATTCTCAAACACGGGCAACGGGTCGCCAGTAACAGGATCAATCGCACCATTCTCCCGAACAAACTCTTCAAGCTGCTCCTGCGACATCTCATTACCTTCGGCATCCACCGATTGAATGGTTACCCATCCCTCATCCGTTTCAAAGGTAATTGTCTTCTCTGAGTAGTTCTCGCCGGACTCGTCCGTGAATAACTTACGACGGTTTGATGTCATCATTTCAGCTTCAGCCACGGTGGTCTCCCCTAATGCATCTCTTTCAATGTTGTCTTTACTTGTTCTTGGAGTGTCTGAAATCGACGTAATTCCGCAATAGACCCTTGTATCTCAAGTATAGTGGTGTGGTCTTTAGTATTTTCAAGAAATTTGATTAAGACCGCAATACGCGCCGAAACATATTCTTGTAATTTAGGGTAAAGATTAGGATCATTAACCAGGGGTAGCAGGGATTTGCAAAGATGCTCTTCCATTATTGCGCTGCTCCCTGTGGCGGTACTGGTGGGGTATTGGCACCACCTCCCGCACCTGTGAATCCGGCTGCACCCGGTTCAGGAGCCGCGCCAGGGGCGATGTTACCCCCACCAGTGCCCGTTGGGTCATTTGGTGTCGGAACCCCTCCTGGAGTCGCACCCGTGGGCGGCTGGGGCATCATTGCCGCCATTGCTGCCATCATCTCTGCTTGGATAGCTGCTTCACGCGGATCATTGAGAACTTTCTCTTCATCAAGATCCATTGATGTAGCCAGTTCTCGTAGAATGTAATCAAACTTAACAAACGGAGCCATTACTGGGTTGGCACTCATCTGCATAAATTGTAACAGTCTCTGTGACCTAATCTCATTTCGCATCAGAGACTCCGTACCCCGTGCAACAACGCCAAGATCGCCTTTGATTTGTGGATCAAAATTGAACTGCATATTGAAATTAAAAAGAGCCTTACCTAATGGAGCCAGAAGGTAGTCGTCAACATTGCGAACAACGGCCTTAATATTTTGTGCTGCTGCGCCCATTAACATGCTCATGCCGGAGGCTGTACGGCCCACGCCCATAACCCCGCCAATGCCGTGTGCATAGCTAGGCATCCCTGTTGATTCGTCACTAAGCTGTCTCGCCTTGTCGAACATCATCAAACATTCATTCGTAACATTCGGAAACTTAGTGCCAAAGATAGCTTGACCCGGAGCCCCAGCTTGTCGGCGGAATATCTTGCCAGGATAAACTGAAAGGTCTTGTCCGGGGACGAGATTAGTCTCGTCAATCTCAATCAACAAGTTTGAAGACAGCGCCGCGTTATCGACGGCCATCCGCATAAAGCCGTTCATAATTTCTTGGGTGTCTTCCATGTTTTCTGCAACACCAACACCAAAAAATGAATATGGGTTCAATTCGTAGGGTACGGCATGATATGGAATGCGGGTTGGTGTGAACGGGTTAAGGGCAAGTCTGATAACCTGACCATTACATATCCACGCATTGATCTGGAGTTGGTCGCGTTCTTGCAGTTCTTCGGGTATTTCGAGGTCAGCCATTTCGGCAATCTCTGTGTCAATAACACCCCAATATTCAAGAACACTATACCGATCAATATATGAACTATAAGAGTTATCCTCTAGTGTCTCTTCCCAATATTCTTTGTAGTAATTTGTCCCAAGTTCAATTGCGTATTCGATACTTTCTTCGCGGAAGAACGGACGGTTCTTTAATGCCCGCATCTGTGTTTTGTTGAGGCGATGTCTTTGAATTACATACTCGGCCTCACTCATATTACGCGCATTGTAGTCCGGGTAAAAGTCCCAAATAGAAACATATTCTACACGAGGAATTGTACGGTAAGAAGGATCATACTCGCCGTCTTCATTCCAATTTGGGTATTCTTGAACATATGCAAATGGGCCTTTAAGTATCCCCGTACCAAACAATGCCATCTCAAATGCTACACTTCGCAAATGCTTATTTGCATTACTTTCGTCGAGTTGGTCGTGGATCTGTGACTCCATCTGACGGGCCGCTTCCATCGCTGGCTCGAACGTAAATGATGTAGGTGTTACGCCAGGGCCTTCACGAAGTTTATCTTCAACAGGCCCTAAAGTATCTTTAAGTGGGCCCGTTTGCTGAAGAATTTCGGGACGTGCTACAGTAGCCGTCGTCTGTCCTGCGCCATCTTCACTTATCTCTTTCGGGTCAAAGTGTACGGAATCCAGTACGCCTAGTGGTTTCTTCTGTGGTTCTACACCGATTGGAAATTTACTGCCCGCAAAAAGGACATCCACAATCTGTGCGTAGGAGGCCAGCACCTTGGTTTTGGTGATCTTAATGAAGGCTTGGCTTTTCTCTTGTTCTGTGAACTGGACATCAGGGCCATACAAACCCCGGTAATTACGGTAGGAACGTAGCCACCGCTCTTCGTCCTGTTGGCGATCCGTCTGTGCCGTGTTGAAACGACTCTCAATCCACCCTACAAGTCCTGATAGTTCAGCAGACTCCTGCTTCGGGTCATCACCTTCAGTAAGGCCAAAACCCATTTCTTCACTGTTCATTTCTTCGGGACGAGGTACAATTGCCATTCTTTAATATCCAAATGTAGTGCTTGCTGGTCGCCAGTGTTGCTCGGGTTTTCTGCCCCAATTCTCAAATGGCGACACCGCCCTTGGGCGGCTCATGATTCCATACCGAACGCTGTCGTAAGCGTGGTCAGACTTGTATCGTGGATCAATATCATCTCCGCCCTTTGGATCAGCAGGGATCACTGGGAGGTCTGCAATAATCTGGCGACATGTATTGAAAAAAACAATACCGGGTGTCCCCGTCTCTTGATCCACCTTTAAAACTTCGTGAAAGCGGTTCTTTCCTGCCACACGGGCTCCTGCACTTCTATCTGATGGACGCCACCGGCATCCCATCGAAATCATCTCCTCGGCGATACTCGGCCCAATCTGACCTCTGTTATGCCAACAACTGGAGTCAAGAACACCATAGCTTATTTTCTCACCAGACTCAAGTTCAAGTATTTTTTGAGCAAGGTCACGACCTGTGTGCTTACTAACGTATAACTCACGGTACACAATTAATGTCTCCCAAGCGGGGTCTATCGCGAACCAGTGGACTGCACTAAACGAAGAATATCCGAAGTCACAAGATCTAAAGCGCCGCCACTCATGGGGTATTTCAAAAGGCTCCACAACATGGTCATGTTGTCTGAATTCCGCAAAGGCTGCCCCATCGGCGATAGCCCAATCACCTTCAAGGAGTTGTCTTCGCTGCATCTCCGGGAGCGATAAGAGGTTAGCTTCATAATCGCCCTCCTTATAAAGATATGGATTGTCGCGAAGTTTAGCAGGGATAAACCTTCTATAGAAGAGGGGCTCTCCTGCTCTCTTGTGTCCTTCCGGGTATGTTAGGGGCTCACCCGTTTCAAGATTAGTCGCCACAAACGCTTCGTTTTCTGGTGCAGGGTCAATAAACATTCGTTTAACCCATTGGTGACCTGGCCCGCCAGGGTTTGTGGTAGCCCGCATAAATATAGGTAGATCAGGATCTGTCGTTCTAAGACGGCTTCGCATGTAATTCCACGCAAACGGCGTAGCATGTTGCGTAAGTTCATCAAAGCCGATGTAACTGAATGCCTGACCTTGGTAGCGAAGTACATCTTCTTCTCGTTCTAGGTATGTTAGCCAAAGGCGGGCCCCGCTCGGGAAAACCCACTGTGATTTTTTCTCTTGCCACTTCGCACCTGGGTAAGCCTTCGGATAAAGTTCCTGCGTCTTCCAGATGATTTCACGCAATTCGTCGTTTGTTCGTCGGACAATGAGTCCGCTAAAGTTGGCATTTCCGAAGTATCGCAAAGGGTCTGCGATAAGGCTGTAAGTTTTTCCTCCTCCCGCCGAACCGCCATATAGTACTTCTCTTTCCGGTGCCGCGAGAAATTCTGTTTGCGGGCCGGGGTTGGGGCTAAAGATGACCTCTCTTTGCGTCTGTTTTGCCGCCTCGAAGTCGAGTTTATCTGTGACGCTGTCCGGTTGGGGTGCCGAAAAGGTCGATGCTTCTTGCGATTCGCGGGCATCTAGCTGACTGATCTTTTTTTGTGCGACGGTAAGCCTTCTCTTGGCTGCTGCCTCCCGCTTTTTAAGATCATGCCGTGCCCTCTCCTCTGCGGTTTTCGGTTTGTTCTTTTTTTGGCGTTCTTTTAGTTGTTTTAGTCGTGGGTTTTTCTGGTCGTCTTGGCGTATGCGTTTCCAGATATTGGACAGACCTTGGTGGCTAATACCTTGGCCACTCTGTTCGCTTAACCAACGCGCAGTTTCACGGAACGAGTTCCCGTTATCTAAGAACTCAAACGCCTTTTCAAGATACCCCAGGACATTAAGATCCGGATGTAGCTGTAAAGGGTCGTTTTCATCAACAACATAACCATACGGTATTTTTGCTGTTGGGTTAGGTCTAGTCTTGGTCGGCCACGCCGTCATCATCACTTACTTGCTTTGGAGGCAGGATGAATAAACCGCCTGTGGGGCCTTCAACCGTAATTTGCTCTTTCTTAACCAAACCCGTCCGGTCGAGAATTTGCGCTGCCGCAGATACCGCGTTTCGTGCGCCCATACTTGCAGGATCGTTCAGAACATCCACCAGCCCGAAAGCTGCCTTTGGTGCGTTGATCGCTAACATGGTGCTTGCGCGGTCGATAATCTCTTCTCTTAGGGTATTAACAACCTCTGAAATCTTAGTAGAATCAGAATATCCGGCGATCTTCATTGCAGCACGAATGTCGCCCTTTGCTTCAGTGCAAAGCGCCTCAAGGAAAGCTAATTGCTTTTCTGTGTACTGCTTTTCGGTAGCCATTATGCATCCTTACCCGGAATAGTCTTTGCGATACAGATTGCTTGGTAGTCAATAATTGGTTTACCAATTTCTTTTACAACACGCTCACGAGCCTTAAAGCACTCGTTCATTTCTCGGAAAGCACCACCGTTCAAAAACCCAAATCATTTCATCACCATTTTTTACATGACCAATACCGAGCGGTCATCTTTGATGGCGGCTTGGAATCGCATTTATGCCGAGCCCTAAATGACTTTTTCCGTTTAGGACTTGACTTCTTGATCTTCATGTTTGGATCGCCAAACCGAATGATCTTCTCTTTCCCGTCCTGGCAAGCCTTGACCACGAATTTCTTTGAGCCGCCGGAAGTGCGTTTTGGTTTATTGCACTTCATTTTGCTTTTATCGACTCTCTTCGTGGCCATCTGCTTACTTCTTCTTTTTCTTTGCTACGGCCTTACCTTTGTTAGCTTCCACTAACTCACCGCGCTTAATCTTTTTGCCTGTCTTCTTTTCTACTTGCTCTTTGCGCCTACGCTCTGCAATACCGCCAGAAGACATGCCCAGACGCTTTCTGTCGCGATTCACATCCAGCATCTGGAGATCGTCGCCCATTTTCATAAAACCGCCCTGGTTCATTTTGCGGGGCTTGCTTGATGATTTTACTGACGCACCGCAGTTTGCCATTTTCATCAGAGCGCCCTCACTTCTTCTTTTTCTTGGCAGCCATTCCACCGCGCATCATTGCGGTTTTCTTCTTAGCAGCCATACCGCCACGCATCATGGCAGTCTTTTTCTTTTCAGTGGATGTCTTCTTCTTCATTGCGCGTGGTTTCATTGCCATGTCGCTTCTCCCTTCGTTTTAAAACAAGTTCTTCGTACTCAGTTGGATTAAAAGCATCATAGTACCCCTTTTTTTCGAGGACTAAGGATGCGTCGTCTACTTGTGATAGTGACTGCACAAAAACCATGCAGTAGTCGTCTTCTAACTCGCTAACCCACTCGTGGTCATACAAGAAATCCAGATCAGCGTCTTTTGCACCGTAGTCTGGATGAAAACCCATCAGATGAATGTCAATGTGCGCGTAGGTATCAGATAATTCTGTAATCCACTGGTCAAATTCATCAAAATCCGGGATTCTGAACGAAGCAATGATGATTATCTCAAAATCATGCTTCGGAAACTCTTCAATCGCTGTTAGGGTGCCCCCATAGATGTCGTCATGTTCGATCACCTT